CAAAATTAGACATAAATAGAATATATAGATATTTAGAAAAATATACAAAAGAGAATGCGTGTGAAATAGATGAGGTTATATCAGATAATGAACCTGAAGAATAATGAATCTAAGTAATTGAATTAATAAAATTATTAACATTAAAATAATAATTTTATAAAAAGAAAACTGAATACAATAACAATACCAATAATTTATTTTAAAGTCTTTTTTGAACTGCGGATGAACGTTGAAGCCAATTTCGTTTGACTTCAGGAGAAATTGATGTAAAATGATGATTCTCATATTGCTCTGGACTATCATAATACAGCATTAGCGGATAATTTCGCCCATTTCTTCCAGAAGAATCGGTTACTTTAAAATACAAATCTTCGTCTGAACTGCCAACGCGAATAAATTCTTTACAAACTGTTCCTGTAACGGCATTTCTAACATATGAACCATGACCACCAGACCCATAATTTTCAATAGTAATATATTTATAATATTTTCCATCAGTCCAAGTATCATTAAATGGAAGGCTATATTTTTCATAATGTTTTTCTGTTCTTTTAAGTCCTTCTTTTCCAAGTTTAAAATCAACTGAAATATCATCCTTCATATTAACAACATTCTCTAATAAGTCCTCGTAATACATCTCTTGGTTATTATATTAAATATTGAATTGGCTTTAAATCGTTTTATAACAAATTCTTATCTGTGTTAAAATTGGATATTTGATTTGTTAGTTCTTTGACTCTTTTAAGAAGTTCATTAATTAATAAATTTTTATCTAACATTTTTTTTTCATATTCAGCGCGAAGATTTTCAATATCTTTATTTATTGGATTATATAACGATGATATTTGTTGTTGCGTTTGTAGCATTTTGATTCTTTTTTCTCGTTCATCTTCCATTTTTTTAATTTGTTCCAATAATATTGGTTTATGTTCTGGTTTTCCTGGTTCATAATTTTCTAAAACATTATTCATATCATACATATAAAATTGTTTAAGTGTTGGGTCTTTAATAAAATCGTCAACAGTAAAACGAGATGGAATAGTTTTTGTTTGCTCGGGATTAACTAACATTTTTTCCTTATTTAATGAATTATGCTTATGTGATAAAACTAAAATTGTTTTTTGTGTATCTAATTGAATTAACGGTATAGTATATCCTTTTGTAAATTGGTTCTCTTCAGATAACGCTTTATCATTATCATATTTTGTTATTGATAGTAATTCTTTTTTGAACGCAAATGTGGCTGCTGTTGAATGATATTGCTTATATGGCCCACATTGATATACCGTATTTCTGGAATCAAAATATATGTGCATTTCTGATGAACCTGCAAATAAATATTTTGGATTTTGTTGCAAGGTTTCAACAGCGTGCGATATGCGTTCCGGAGGATAATAATCATCGTCATCCATATAAACAATAATGTCTCCAGAACACTTTGTATGCATTAAATTGCGTTTTTTGCCTAATAACATATGCTCTTTATAATAAAAATATTTGACTTGAGGAATGTCTTTAACAAGGTCTTCAATTGGATCACTGCCATCATCAATTATAATCCACTCAATTCTATCTTTTGGATAAGTTTGGTGTTCAAAACATTTAATCATAAAAGGAATAAATGGTCGTCTATTAAATGTTGGAGTACATATACTAACAAATGGATAGACATTATTCTTCTTATTCTTATTCTTTTTTTTATTATTCATAATTTAAATAATATACTACGTTGCTTTTAAATACTTATTAAGTTAATCTTACATTATACTTTTTTGTGTAATTAGAACTTTTTCTTTTTCTACCACCTAATTGTTTATTTGTTTTTTCTGGTTGTTCTACTGATTGGGTTACTGGTTCTGCTGATTGGGTTAATGGTTCTTCTGATTGGGCTAATGGTTCTGCTGTTTCTAATTGAGTTGATGGTTCTTCTGCTGATTGGGTTGGTGGTTCTGCTGCTGGTTCTGCTGCTGGTTCTGCTGGTTCTGCTGCTGGTTCTGCTGATTGGGTTGGTGGTTCTGCTGTTGGTTCTGCTGTTGGTTCTGCTGTTGGTTCTGCTGTTGGTTCTGCTGTTGGTTCTGCTGTTTCTAATTGGGTTAATGGTTGTTCTGCTGTTGGTTCTGCTGTTGGTTCTGCTGTTGGTTCTGCTGTTGGTTCTGCTGTTGGTTCTGCTGTTGGTTCTGCTGTTGGTTCTGCTGTTTCTAATTGGGTTAATGGTTGTTCTACTGATTGGGTTAATGGTTGTTCTGCTGTTGGTTCTACTGTTGGTTCTAATTGTTGGGTTAATGGTTCTTCTGCGATTTGTTCTACTGCTGATTGTTTAAATGCCTCTAATTGTTCTGATGGTTGAATTTCGACATTATCGGCATCTCCTCCTACAGACTTTGGTTTTGTTAGTTTTCTAAAGCGAGTAGGATTATCTTTTATTATTTTTTCTATTTTTTCATCATCGGCTGGTATTTGTTTACATATTTCCACTAAACTTGCATCTTTAAGATTTACATCTATAACCTTAGATTGTTTCATATTTTGTCTTATTTTTGTTGTAAAACCGTCTGTTTTATCTTTTGGCATTTCATTTGTGTATAAGCCCATAACATAAGCAAAAATGATTGCGACAATAATTCCAATTATGGAGGTTTTGCCTAAATATTTAAGTCCATTTGAACACAAACTTAATGTTGCTAGAATAAAAAAGAAAACCTTTTTATATACAAATGTATCTTTAATAAAGTCAAATATATTGTAACGTTTATTTTTAACGTAATATGAAGCAAATAGAGGAGCAGCCAATCCATAAATAGTAAAAAAGAATGGCGTAACAAATGTAGAAAATAGTCCAATGAAAAACCAAAAGAAAAAAATGAATAATTTGTCCATTCGCAAAAAACTAATGTCTTTCGTTGATTCCCAATTTTTATCATTCTCTTGAGATACTGTTCTAAATAATTGAGGTATATTTATTATATGATAAAATATGCTGATACAAACATTAAAAAAATATAATGAAATCCATAAAAATATCCCAAAAAATCCATAAACTAACATAATGATTGATTCAGGAATGTAACTTAAATAAAAGAAAATAGTATTAATAGCTAAAAAATTTTTAGCGATCAAGTTCTCATAAACACTTGAAAAAAAAAGCGGACCATTGGAAAAAAGTCCACCATTTGGGTCAGCATTTTTTTTAAGCGAACATAAAAAACTATTATTAAAACTATCTAAATATTCTCGTGAGTTAAATAATGCTTTTTGAGAAAATGTATCTTTATTGTCAGAAAACATTGTTGTTCTCATAATATTTATGTCAATTGGTATATCTGTAACTATACGGTCAATAATTGTATAAGGTGCTAATTCAATATTATCTGGCAAAATATTAGCTTGAGCTATTTTTGTAGTATATAACCCAAGTCCTCCAATAATAAAGATGGAAATGCCTATTGTAAAAATAATACTAGATATATAATTTGTTGCAAATCCTTTAAAATCAGGTGTAAATCCTGATTCTTCCGTTTTTTTTTCATCAATAGCATCTGTTGTAGACATCAGTTATAATTAATATATATTAAATTCTGGGATAATTAATTTAATTCATTAATCAAAATGAATGAATCCAAATAAAATATATATTATATGTATGATGCTTGATTATAAATATACATTAACATATACATTATTTTGTTTATTTTTATTTTGGTTAATTGTAAAATATGGTGTAAAAGTGCGTGAATGTTTTTCATCAAATTCTCCATTATATAGTCATACTGTAAATTTGCCAATAAATGATCCTATTGATTGTAAAAATTTTTGTGGTCCAAATGCGAAATGTTTAATTACAAATGAGCAATGTACATCAGATATAGATTGTTATGGATGTACTCCAAATAAAAAATTTAAACAAAAATTGGAAAATGACGTAATGTCGTATGATGCTGCTGGTAAATTAGGTCAAAATCAAGGATTACAATATAGTCCATTGACTACAGGATATGATAAGCATAATGCTGATTTTGCTCAAATATATGAGAATTCAAAGGATGCTCAAATAAAAAGACCTTATGAAGGGTTGGATATATGGTCAAACTCTTTTAATAAAGGTTTAGAGTTATATAATAAAAAAAGAGAATCCGCAGATAAATATAGTGAAGGAATTTCAAACGCAATTCCGATAGCTTCAAATATTCCGATTAAAAATAATGAACCAAAATATCCAATGACCATATCAGCAACAGGATTATTTTATGAAACAACTCCGCCAGCGTCAAATTCGTCAATTAAATAATAGAAAAAATAAGAAAAATAAGAAAAATAAGAAAAATAAGAAAAATAAGAAAAATAAGAAAAATAAGAAAAATAAGAAAAATAAGAAAAATAAGAAAAATAAGAAATAAAAAAATAAGAAATAAAAAAATAAGAAATAAAAAAATAAGAAATAAAAAAATAAGAAAAAGATAATCGCTTCATGAGAGTTTCGATCTCTCGACCTCACGGTTAACAGCCGTATGCTCTACCAACTGAGCTAACGAAGCACTTGATATCTATGACAATTATTAATAATATATAGGGCCATATATTAAGTTCAAAAATATGTTTTAATTTTGAACTTAAAGAATAAATTATGTTGCATACATCAATCCTACATTTCCTCCAATAAAGTTAACAAAATTTATTCTCTCTTCAAATACGTGTAAGTCAAAATTATAATCATAAATTCTCCAAGTTGGTTTATTAACGCCAATAATGTTTCCGGTTTCTGGGTCACAAATAGTTAAACTTTGGGCTAATGGGTCAAGTGGAGGTATAATAGTTGTAAATTCCAATTCAATCTGATTAAATCTGCTCATATTTATTGCACCAGATGGTTGTAAATCAGAATTATTTGAATGTATAGAAAAATTGTAACAATATAGACCAGAAGGAGCATTTCCAGTTGTTCTTGTATATTTTTCAATATAATCAAATACTCCCGAAGCTTGTATATTTTCTCTATAAGACCCATCTAATAGAATTCCCATAGCAACTAATATAAGTTTATCATTTTGAGGATTATACGTTTGATTTATTAAAATACCTGTTAATGTTCCATCTGGATTTACTCCTGGACCTATTTGAACTGGTATTAATCCTCCTGGAGTATTTCTATAAATTGTATATACCCCTGAAGTTGGAGCTTGAATAACGTTTAATGGTAAATAATTATATGGCCAATTTGTATAATTTGACCATTCATTTCTTAAATTAGCATCACTTCGTTGAAAATAAAAAAGCCAATTTGACACCATTCCAAGAGAGGATAAATCAACTTTATTTGGTCCAGTAACGTTTGGAAATGTTCTTTCATAAACTTGTTTAATCAAATATTTTTGTTCTTGTAAAGCAAATAAACGCTGTTCTTCATTTGATAAAAATCCATATGTACAATTTAAATGAATATCAGCATTCCATAATGACCTCAAATCAGAATATGAGTTTATATCAAGGGATACATCTGGAGGAGGTTGTATAAAACGATGAAATTGCATATACCACAAATTAAAATTTGGAGCTACGTAAGGATAATTGTTAGTTGCGTCAAAAACATCACGTATAACAAATAATTGGTTTATAGGTCTCATTGTTATGGTTATATGTAATTCATTATATTGAAGCGATGTTAATGGAAATGCCATTTGAGATTTTAATCCAAACCAATTATTTAATGGAATATATAAAATTCTTCCTCTAATTGATGGTTCTGGTCCAGCTAAGTCGCCAGTATAATATGCGTTTGGATAAGAATTTACACGAGAGTTTGAGTTTGCTGGATCAACTAATTCCGGAACATGTCCAGTCATTCTATTAAATAAATCGCGTTTTGTAGTATTATAATCTCGTTGAACAGCTGCTAACAAATAATCGCCTGAATATTCTTGTAATGTATAATTTCCACAAGTTATACTTATTTTAGAAATCATTTTTGCGCCAATATTATCAATCCATCTGAATTCATATGGAGCCCATTGTTCAATATTTCCTAGACCTTGCGATGTTGTTTGTTCAGTTACTTGTTGTGGAGGCAATATTCCGCTCCATATATTTGGCAGAGCAACAGATAAATAACAATCCATTAATAAATCAGCATAACGAGGAATTTTAAAAGTAAACGTTGATTCTTCTGATAAACGCAAAGTTTTTGAACCTTCAAAATTAACAATAAATTTTTGTAACCCAAAATTAGTATATTGAGAATATGTAGATTTGAAAAAAGTTTTTGTGGGATTTCCGTTTAAAATCACATTTTGCTGTCCTATTGATACTAAATTTAATAAGCCACCAGGCATATTTTATATTATAATAATATATTTAATTCTTTATTGAACATTATATTATTTATTGAAAACTTTATAACAATGTTAAAGTTCATATTATTTTATGTATATAATATACTATACTATGGACGCTTCAAATGTCTCAAAAAATGTTATTAAAACGATTACACAATTAAAACAATCAACTGCCGTGTTTTTAATTGTTGCTATTACCCTTATTATTATATTAATAGCTTTATTATATTATTTTTATTATAGTGGTTTAAAAAGCAGACAATGTTCTACAATGAATTCAATTTATGGCGATTTAAATGGTAAAATTAGATCAATTGATAATACTGAACAATTTAATTATACATTAAAAGACTATTATATTAAGACTGCTTATAATGCTTGTAGTGGAGGAAATTACAAAAATGATTATGTTGATACTTGTGTTTTAAAAGATTTATTAAAGCAAGGTGTTAGAGGTCTTGATTTTGAAATATTTTCAATAAATGACCAGCCAATTGTAGCAACTTCAACAAGCGACAGTTATTATGTAAAAGAAACATTTAATTATGTTAATTTTAGCGACATTATGAACATTGTTCGCGATTATGCTTTTGCGACTTCAACCGCTCCAAACTCACTTGACCCAATCATTATTCATTTACGTATTAAAAGCACAAATCAAGCAATGTATAAAAACTTCGCTAAACTTTTAGAAAATTATGACTCGATATTGTTAGGCAAAGAATATGATTCTGAATATTATGGTAAAAATTTCGGAAATGTTGAATTAAGAAAATTATTAGGAAAGGTTATAATTGTCGTTGATAGAAGCAACACATCATTTTTAGAATGCCCAGAATTTTATAAATTTATTAATATAACAAGCAATTCAGTTTTTATGAGAGCATTACATTACTACGACATTAAATATACTCCTGAT